TGCGAATTGAGTCGTGCTTCTGCTTCGGTCAATGTGGTGCTCATGGTGGTACTACTTCATAGGGAGCGCGCCGCCTGCATGACCAGTGGCAGAGCGTTCTTGATCGCAAGGATCACCAGAGACACCAAAGCCACTGCGGCCAGGAAGGAGACGAGCCAGTCTTTCATTTCAGGAAATGCAGCTTGAAGATCGTGCGGTCGTAGAGCGCCACGATCTCGTCGATGATGTTGTGCAGGTGCGTCTCTTCTTTGTCGACCGCCTTGTAGCGGTTCGCCTTGATCCACTTGAGCTGCGCCTGCATGGACTCCTTGATCTCGCCAGGGAACTCGTTGTCCAGCAGCGGGATCTCGATCAGAGTCAGCTCGCAACCCTGGTAGGTCTCTGCGAGTGTGTCAGCCAGGTCCACGACGGCCGGGTAAAACTCGCCAAGCGCCTCGTGCCGAGCAAAGCTGCCGGGCCCGGTGGTGCGCAGGTGCGCCCGGTGCGCCAGGTCTCTGGCAAGAAAGAGGACTGCGATGAATTGTCCTATTGGCATTGTGATTCCTCAGAAGAACATCAAGAAACTGCTGCTACCAAACCCGCTGCCAGCAATGTAGCTGACCGTCAGGTAGTCCATGGTTCCGTCGCCAGCCCCGAAAGTCAGGCCGGTGTTGTTGCCGCCGTTGGTCGAGTTGACGCCCATCAGCCATGCGGTTGATTTGCGCACGACTGGGGTCGCCCCCGTACCGCTTCGGCTCAGCGTGATGGGCGTGCCTGCCGCACCGATCAGCGAAAAACTGTCGACAAAACCGGTGGTGGTGCCCGTGGTGAATAGCACGTTTCCGATGGCCGTGTTTGACAGACTGGAAAAAGTATTGCTGCCTGTAAACGTCAGCGCACCTGTCCCACCTTGGTTGAGGTTTAAGCCCGTGTAAATCAAGCCGCCGCCAGCGAACGTCTTTGCGCTGGCCGAGGTCATGCTGACCTTGCCGGTGCCAGTGATGGTGAAGTTGCTGCCGCTGCCCGTCCAGACGGTACCCGACCCAGCAAGCGTCAAATTCGACGACCCAAGGGCCAGCGTCTTTGCCGACGCGCCAGAGGTCACAAAAGAGCCGGAAGTTACGCTGAAGCCATTGAGGTTGAACGTGCCCGCAGTGAGCGTGAGTGCGCGAGAGCTTCCGATTGTCAAAGCGTCGGCGGGCTGGAATGCGCCCCCGACGCCGTTGAATGTGATCGGGAAATCAAGCGTCTTGCCGTTGCTGGTGATCGTCTTTGTTCCTGACGTGGCGGCGAATGTTGTGACGTTGGTGCCTCCGCCTACAGTCAGGCCAGCACCGATGGTGAGGCTGCCATACAGTGTGCGGGTGCCTGGGTTCAGTAAACCGCCAAAACCCGTGAAGTCTACGTCTTTCCAGCTCCCCGTGACGTTAAGAATGTCTAATGCTGCCGAGCTAATGATCACGCCGGACGACCCGGTGGTGGAGATACTCAGCGCATTCGCTTCATTGGCGGAGCCGCCGCTAAAAGTGCGGATGCCGACTCCCCCGGTGTACGTGGACACAATTTTTGGCGTGCCGGTATAAGCCTTCTGCCCGCCGGTAAATATCGTGGCATTGCTGCCGGTCAGGTTGATCTGTGCTGAAGACCCGAAATCAACAACGGGTACGCTAGATCCCCAAGTAAACGAAAAGACGTTGTGCGTGAAATTGCCAAGGTTGATGGTGTGTGAATTGCCTGTCCCGGAGTAGATCGCCAGCGCCCCAGTTGTGCCCGTCAGTGTCAGCGCGTCGTTAAACGTGAAACCGCCGCCGGTTTTTGTGACTGTAATTCCGGCAGAGATAGCCGCGCCTCCAACGGTCAAAGACGTTGCTGCTGGGCCAGTGAAGGTCGTTGTGCCAGACGCCTTTGTCACCGCCGAGCTGAGCGTCAGACTGCCGTACAAACTGAGCGTGGGGTTAAACGTGACCGCTGAAGTTCGCGAGGCAAACGTGATGCTGCCCGTGTAAGTCATGTTGCCGCCTGAGATAGTTCCAGCCGAACCGGCGTCATCAAACACCGCCGTGTCTTGGACAAGCGGGAAGTAGTCGGAGCTTGGAGTTCCTCCTGAAGTGGCCGCCCAACCAGCATCAAAAGTCTGTGAACCGCCAAGGTTCCAGTAGACTGTTTTTGGCGCACTGGCTGTGACGCCGGCCACTCCAAAATCACCCAAACGGGTGCCAGTCAATGGGGCTGAAGTACCGTTTACCGTGCCTAACACCATGTCAATGTCAGACACCGATTTTGTGCCATTTAGCGTCAGGGTAGACCCAAGAATATAGCCAATCCGAATCCTGGCATTTCCTGCGGTGCCGGATGTTGTAAAAGCGCCGTTCACCACGATTGGTGCGGGCGAGCCGACGCTGAACCCCGTGTTTACATCGACCCAACCGCCTGATGACGGCGCGTTAATAGTCAGGTTGTTACAGGTGAAAGCCCCAATCATTGGACTGCTTACCCCCACCGTTTGACCATTGCTATTCAATACGACGTTTCCAAGGCTGAACGTGGATCTGAAATAGCTGTACGAAATACCGCCGTTAAAGTTAAACGAGGCGGAAGCCGCGCTTATGCTGGATCCGGCCGTAGAGATATTCCATGAAAGACCCGAAGTTGTGATCGTGGATGTTCCACAGGTAACCGTTATGTTGCTTTGATAGCCTTGCTCCGCATCAATTCCGCCGGTTGACGTTACGTTGTAGTTTCCAGTGTTCCATGACGAGTTCTCCATCAGCCAAACTTGATTGGCGTTTAAGGCGTCAAGCTGATTTAACACCGCAAAAAGGAAATTGTCTCCAATCACAATTGGAAGGCCCGTCACCCCGTTGGTTGTCAAATTGCAAGTACCGGCAATGACAAAACAATTAGGGTTGTTAGACGGTATGCCAGCGTAACCGCCGCTGATTGTCAGGTCGGTAGCGGGCAGCGTGATGTTTCCGTAGACCCACAATGGCCCGGCGCTGAAACTCAAAGTCATAGCTTGAGTAAGCCCCGAGACGGTCAAGCTGTTGCAGGCGGGCGTGAGCCCGGTGTTAAGTGTCGGAGTTACGGTGAATGGCGCACCTGATGCTGAGTTTGCATCAAAGAAAACGTCGTCAGCCGATGTCGGCGCAGAAGCACCACTAGCCCCGCCGGATGTTGCAGACCAATTTGTGGTGCTTGCGTTAGTCCACGATCCAGTGCCGCCAACCCAATATCGGTTTGCCATGCGTTACTCCTGGACAGGTTGCTGCGCAGCCGCCCGCGCAGCTTCAATCTCGGCTTCAATTTCAGCCAGTTGCTCCGGCGTTTGTTCCGGCATGGGGGTTTCGATCACAGCAATCCAGTTGTCCACGCGCTGTTGCTTTAGGCCTTCGACCTCGGCGTCTGACAAGCCGTGGCTGTCGTCAAGGTGGAGGGCGTCGCGGAAAACGCCGTACTTGGTTTCAACTTCAAAATCAATTTTCATAATCAAGCCTCAGTAGCTACAGCGACCGCATCCCAGCGAGAGTCTGCGGCATTGTAAATACAGCCAACGTAAGTAGTTTTGCTTGTTGTGGTAGTGGTCGGCAGCGTGACGCCAACAGCGCGGAACGATTTAGACGTGCCGGTTGTCCAGGTAAGCGCCCGCGCAGTGCCGTTGTCTTTAAGTCGGAATAGAATTTTTTGACCGTCTGTTGGCGTGCCTGAGTCTGCGTTGAGCGTCAGGCTGCTTGCTTGGGCCGTGGCCGCATACTCGTCGAAGTTGTCGCTGTTCCAAGCCAAAGGCGACGTAATGCTGGTTGTCGAGCTGACCCGCGCTGTGATGCGCTTGTTTGTCAGCGTCTGCGTGCCCGTAGGCGTAACAACGTCGGCCCAAGCGGGGGCTGCACTTGCGCCACCAGAGAGCATGGCTTGGCCAGACGTGCCGTAGTTCGCTCCGCCGATACCGAACTGGCCAGCGGAGCCAAAGCGGAAGCGCTCCGCAGAAGTGCCAGCGTTTACGGTTTCAAACCAGATCGAGCCACTTTCAGAGCCAGCGGTTGGGCTTGTGATGTCCGCGCCGATTCGTGCGTACTGCTGATCAGCCGCGCCGCTGTCCTTGCCGCGCCAGACAAGAACGCCAAGCTGATCGGCTGCGGCTGGGCTTGCAGAGTTGCGATAAAAAACCACGTCTGGTGCAGCGGAGCCTGAATTGTCAACAGACTCAAAGATAACCAAGTCGCCGGTGTTGCTACCTTGAACCTTGAAGACGCCGGAAGCCGAAGCAGATCCAAAGGTAGTGTTGCCAGCGCTATCCAGGGTGACGCGATCAACGCCGTTGGTGGCTAGCACCAGCGACGTGGTGTTGTTGGAGGCCAAGCGGATTGCCGAAGCAGTTGCCTGAAGTTGCGCTTGAGTTGTGCCGCTTACCTGCAGCAGCACGCGAGAGTCGGTGCCCGCGTTGACCGTCAAGTTGCCGGTCATCGTGCCCCCGCTGATCGGCAGGTAGCCAGCCGCAGGCAAGTACGCAGCCGCCCATGCAGCGCCGTCGTAGACCTTCATGGTGCCGGAACTGCTGTTGAAGTACAGCGCGCCGGTGATCAGTGCGTTGCCGTCGTTGTCGACTGTTGGATCGCTGGTCTTGGCACCCAAGTATCGATCGTCGAAGCTGTCGTAGCTGGCCGCTGCGGCGGCAGCGCTCGAGGCTGCGGAAGTGGCGCTGCCTGATGCGGCCGTTGCACTGCTGGCCGCCGCGATCTCGCTGGCGGACGCTGCGGAAGCCGAAGCAGCAGCGCTGGTGGCAGAGCCCAGGATCGAGTCCGTATAGGCCTTGGTGGCCGCATCCTGCGCATTGGTCGGGTCGGCCATGCCAGTGATCTTGTTGGACCCCATGGCAATCGCGCCAGACATCGTGCCGCCGGTCTTGGCCAGCAGGCCAGCCACCGTGGTGTCGACCTCGGTCTTGGTGTAGGCGTTGGTGATGCCGTAGCCGGACAGCGTGGTCAGCGCAGTGGCAGAGGTCACTCGGCCGTAGGCGTCGATCGCCAGACCGGCGTAAGTGTCGGCAGTGACGCCGGTGGTGGCCAGGTCGATGGTGTCGGTACCGACAACGATGCGTGAGCTGGATGCGGTGCCGACATTCAGGGTGTTGCCAGACTTCGTCAGGCCCGAGCCAGCGGTGATCTGGCCAGCGCCAGAAAACTGCTCAAAGGTGATCGCCGTGCTGCCCAGGGTGCCGCCTGCGGCCACCGTGCAGACCCAGCCGCTGTTGTCGTTTGCGGTGCCCTCTTCCACGAAGAAGAACGCGCCTGGCAGCTCTGTCCAGGCGTCTGCATCAGTTGACCGGCTCCAGGACCCAGCGGCCACCACGTACACGCCGTTGGCGGATGTGGTGGACTGATCCTTGACCAGCACGCGGTCGCCAGCGATGACGGCCACGCCGTCAATCGTCTGCGTGCCGCTCAGGGTGATGTTGGCCGTGGTGGCCACGCGGACGCTGCCCTTGACGTCGAGGCCTTGGGCTACACCATCGACATAGGCCTTGGTGGCCGCGTCGCCGTCGGCAGTCGGAGTGCCCACGCCAGTGATCTTGCTGCCGCCCATGGCGATCGCACCGGACATGGTGCCGCCAGAAAGCGACAGCTTGAGCGCGTCCTGCGTGTCGACGTAGCCCTTGTTGGCCGCGTCGCCAGAGTTTGTGGGCGTGGACAGGTTGATGATGGTCGCCGAGCTTCCGGCGTCCATGTCCAGGCTGCCGTTGATCGTGACGTTATTGAATGTCGAGGTGCCGCTGCCTGCGGTGACGTTGCCAGTCAGGTTGCCCGTAACGTTGCCGGTGACGTTACCCGTGACGTTTCCGGTCACGTTGCCGGTCAGGTTGCCGGTGAAGCCGGAGCTGGCCGAGACGGTCGTGAACGCGCCGCTCGAGGCAGTGGTGCCGCCGATCGGGGTGTTGTTGATCGTGCCGCCACCGATGGTGACGTTGGTGCCCAAAGTGACAGCGCCGTTGGCCGACAGGGTCGTGAAGTTGCCGGCTGCGCGGGTGGTTGCGCCAATCGGAGTGCTGTCGAGCGTCGAGCTGGTGATGGCCAGAGACTGCAGTGCAGACGACGCGATCAGGGCTGTGCCAGCGCTGTTGATCATGGCCACCTTGTAGCCATTGCCAGACAGGGTGGGTAGCAGGTTGAAGGCGGCGGTGACCAGATCCAGCTCAGCGCGCAGTGCCGCCGAGGAGCCCGGCGCGTTTGGCGCAGGGTAAGTCGAGTGGTTGTAGTAACTGTTTGGCATTATCGAATTCCTCGCCGGAGAGTGTAGTGAACGATGATGCTGTTCACCGTAAATGGCTGAAGCAGCTCGGACACCGAGGAGATCCTGATGCCCATGTTTTCCGCAGTGCCGGTAACCTCAACCTCGGAAGGCGAGATGTCGTTGCCGTCAAACACGAAGTTGTCCCAGGTCATGCTGTCCCAGTACGCAGAGCGCAGATCGTTCTCGTGAGTCGAGTCACTTGGCTGATCCAAGAACTGGGTGCGATAGCCGAGGTCGTAGCCGAACGCGAACTCCGCAAACGAGTCGCCGGTCATCTCCACGCTGGCCTTGCGGTAGCGCTTCAAAATGCGCGGCGACTTTGTGCTGTTGTAGACCAGGCTCAGGTTGGCGGGGATGACAGCGCCATCGAATGACGTGCCAGCATCCAAGCGGTAGACGAAACCATCGCTCGAGCCGAAGAAAGAAGTTTCGGCACCGTCTTCGCTTTGACCTTCCGAGGTGCACAGCACAGGAACAGGGAACTGCACAGGCATGGCACCCACGTACTTGCCGTTGGCGATCGTCAGGTAAAGGCCATAGCCGTCGCTGAAGAACACGCGGTACTGGCCCTTCTCGCGGTTCACGATGGACGCGCTGGCCAGGTTCTTGCGCACCTGAATGAACGGACGCAGGTTCATCGTGAGCGATGCGGTGGCGAAGTTGCCGAAGTTCAGCGTGGTGCCCAAGCCCATGACGCCGCGCTCGCTCAGGATGTACGACTGGTCGAGGTTCTGGCCGGTGTTGGCCACGCCGCCAGTGCCCACGTTGAACGTGGACAGAGCGAAGTCCTCGGCGCTTGTGCCGTACAGGACCGACGTGTCGGTGCGTGTGTAGACGGCCATCGCGCCGCTTGACTGGTCGCCGGGCAGCGAGAGCAACTGAGTGATGCTGTCGTTCATGGCGATCTCGCCTGCGCCCAGCACTGGGTCCCAGACGTAGGGGTTGCTGATTGCGCTGAACTGCAGCGAGTGACCAAACGCCAAGAACAGGTGTTGCTTGTGAATAGCGATGCGCGTTGGCACATCGGGTGACATCGTGGTGGAGATCGGGACCATCACGGTGCCGTCGAACTCAAAGGCGCGGTTGACGCCGTCGCACACGTACATGCGCTTGTTGCTCTGGCCGCCACCGAAGTTGGCGACCATGCCCTGAAAGCGGCCGCCAGGTGACAGCGTGATTTGCGATGCAGCGCCGCCGCCGATCGCCTTGGTGACGCCGCCGACCTGCAGATTCTCGGCAGCCGTGAAGGTGCCTGTCGAGGAACTCAGGATCAGGCGTCCAGCCGCCGTGCCTGCGCCCCAAGTACCAGACTGCAGGACAACTCGCGAGACGACGCCTGTGGCCCCGCTGGTGGCCCCGGTGACGGTCTGGCCGTCCACGATCTCGCCGGTGCCGCTGGTGAATGAAAGCTCTTTACCAAAGGTCACAGCGGTCCAGCCAGAACTGGATGACTTGTGCATCACTGCGGCGGTCGCGCCTGCGTTATTCCGCCAAGCGTAGAGGTCTCCGTCGTAGAACAGCACGCCAAGCACAGAGCCTGAGCCTGGTACCTCGTCAATGTCAGCCCGGTAGTCTGCTGCTGCCAGCGACTTGTAAGTTGCATCCAGCAAGCCATCAGCCACGGAGCCAGCGATGGCGTCAATCACGCCGACGTTGACGGTCGAGACAATCACCGCCTCGTCGATCAGGAATGTTCCCGACTCGCGAGTGATCACGATGTTGCTGCCATCCACGGCGATGACCTTGCCGGTGGCTGCGGAGGTGTAGCCAGTGACGGTGTCGCCCACTGCGATAGCGCTGGTCAGTGTGCAGGTCAGCACGTTGTATCGGGCGTCCGAAGGGTTGGGCCTGCCGTCAAAGCGCTCGTAGCCTGCGATGCGGGTGTATCCGCCGTTCAGTGAACACTCAAAGTTCGCGGCGCGCCGGACAACGCCGGGCGGCAGCGACAGCGTTGGGGTGATCTGATCCATACCGCCAACCATGCGGATCTGGTCGTACCGTACTTGTGGGAGTTGATCCATGGCCATACTTGAGCCGCCTTAAGCCAAAGGCTGTCCAAGGTAGACGTCTGGGAGCTGCTCGCGCTCGAGCTGCGTCAGCAGCTTCTGGTACTCAACTTGCCCACGGTTGAGCACTTCGGGTGCCGCCTCATACAGGCCATACGACTGCATGGCCTTGTAGACGATCATCAGGTGGTAAGCGTCCGGCATCTCAGGCACGTCGGCGTCTGCCACCAGGTTCGTGGCCTTTGTCTGGTACTCGCCGGTGATGTTGTAGATGTCGTCCGGCAGCGAACCCAGCATGATGGCCTTGCCGTTGGGCTTCTCAGCGAAGACGACAGGGCGGCCATTGACCTGGATGTTGAACCGGTAGGTGTTGCGGAAGATCTGGTACTCCCACTCCACCAGCCACTGCTCGTCTTGCACGCCGATCGACTTCTTCTGGGCTCGGAAAGTTTCCTTGTGCCAGAAGCGCAGGTCGGTCATCAGATCGCCGGTCAGCGTGTTGGTGATCTCGGTCGGGAGGTAGTCGCCAACACCGACCGCGGTCTCAAAGGTGAAGGGCTCGCGCATCCAGTTCCAGTTGTTGTGCAGGCCCTGAATCTCCACCCAAGCAGCGTCGATCCAGTTCACCAGCAGCCCGGCCATGCCTGTTTGGTTGAGGACCGAGGTCGGTCCTGTGCCACTGACGGCACACTCCTGTCGGAGACGTTGAACGAGCTGCAGGTAGTTCATGGGTTACTTAGGCAGGTTGCTGGAGGAGTTGACGCAGCCATGGCACGCCCTGCTTCGGGTGAGGGTCGTGCATCACCTGGAACGGGTAGGTCAGCGACAAGATGTTTTCTTCTTGGAAACCCATGCTTCCATCCGGCTGGACGATCTTCTTCTGGCGCACGCGCGATTGTTTGGCGTTGGCCAATACAGCAACGTGATACCGGCGAAGAATCGCAGTGTTGCCGCGCACCACCATGCGGTAGTCGCCGTTGACGTTGACTTCAACGAAGGCTGCCTCGTTCTCATTGACGGGCTCGTTGAAGAACACCTCAAGCTCGTCGCGCATGAAGGCCTCTTGGTCGAGCTGGTCGGTACTGATGACGCGATCGGTGTCAATCTGAATACCTTTGCCATCGGTCGCTTCGGCCATGGACTGCACGCCGTTGATGATGTCAACTTCGTTTGAGTCCACGCTCTTCTTGCGTTCGTAGCTATTCACGCGGCTGGTTGGGTTGGTCATGGGTCAGGTCTCCAAGAAAAGGGAATTGGGGCGGGGCCACCCGAAGGCGGCCCCTTGCCGACTTAGGCAGTCAGCGGATTGGCAGGCACGTCCATCAGGTTGTAGAACGTGTCAGTGACGCCAGTGGCGCTCAGGTCAGTGGAGCCGGGAGTGAACGCGGTGCCAGCAGTCAGGGCGATGCGCAGGGCACCGAAGGGGCAAGCGCCAGCAGGGGCTTCTGGGAACTGCAGGGCCACGCGGCCGGCGGCCAGCTCAGCGCTGTCCACGATTGCGCCGGGCACGATGCCGACGGCACCGCTGGTGTCCAGCGTCAACAGGTACAGACGGGTCGAGCCGTTCACGCCGCCAGTGAAGCCACCGTTGATGGCTTGCACACCACCTGCAGCAGCTTGGTACACGGAGGCACCGGAGTAGCTGATGGCGATGTTGTCGGTCGTGGCCTTCGAGTAGAAGCGGCCGTCGATCGTGTAGGTGATGTCGGCAGTGGTCTTGATGGTGTTGGCGTTGGTGCCTTCAGCCAGACCAGCAGATGCCAAAGCGAACGTGGCACCGGAGTTCATAGAGAGGTTGTCAGACATGATTCAATCCTTGAAAAAGAGTTGCGAGAGACGGGGGCCGAAGCCCCCAGTCATCACAGGCCGGAGGCGGCTGCCTCGATGCGGACCATCCAGTTTTCGTTCAGGCGCACAGCGTTCTTGTAGAAGTTGGCACCGACGTAACCGAACTGACCCATCGGGTTGGCGTGAGTGATCTGCTTTGCAGGCAGATAGATCGGCTGAATGGCGTTCATGCCCTTCAGTGCAACCTGGCCCCAAGCCTCTTGTGCCACCACCATCAAGGGGTAGACGTCAGCAGTGGTGCCAGAGGTGCCGCCGTTGGACAGGAAAGTGCCAGCGGTGATCGAGCCGCCTGCAGCCAGGAATGGCTTGAAGTAGGGGCTGGTCACAATGCGGAAGCGCTCGACAGAACCGACTTCGCGCTCGTGCACGGGCTTTTGCGAGCCGTACTTGGCGACGGGCACGAAACCAGTCAGGTTACGAACGTCGGCTTCCATGTCGGTGTGGATGAACACCAGGTAGCTGGGTTCCACAGCGGAAGTGCCGTAGTTCACCGAGGCGGCCAACTTCTCGGTCACCAGTTGAGCGTGTGCGCTCTCCAGTTGACGAGCGGCTTGGCGCAGCTTGTTCAGGGTGATGGTCGTGTTCACGGAAGCGCGGGCGCTGCCGTTGGCGTACACGACGTTGGTGCCACCACGGACCACACCGTAAGAGATCAACTCTTCGATGGAAGCCATGTGCTCGCCGACCAGCTTCACCATGTCGCCGGGGATGTCATCCTCGTACATGGATTCGGCTTTGCTCGACAGCTTCATCAGCACGCCGTACTGCTGCAGGGTGACCTGCACGTCTTGATAGCTGATGGTGCGCGAGCCGGGTGTGACGCCTTCTTGCAGCAGGTAGTTGCTGGCGGTGATCGAAGGAGCGCCGTTGGTGCCAGCGTCGATTGGCAGAGCGCGACGGAACACCACGGTGTCAGTCTTGTTCTGGGGGATCTGTTTCTGCGTACCGAAGGTGCTCAGAACTTTGATGGGCATGGCGTGCTTGAGCATCTCGCGCTCGGCCATGATGAGGTTCCGGGAAGGAACGAGGGAATAGGTTTGCATGATTAAGCCTTTTGCTTGTCAAGTTGGTCCAGGTAGGCCCAGTACTCCTGCGGCGACATGTCCTCAACGGCCTTGGCTCGGGTGTTTGAGCCAGATCGCCCCGAGGGGATCGCTGCAGCAGCCGCCAGGCGCTGCGTTCTTTGTGACGTGACTGAAGTCGCTGCCTCGCTATGCAGGTCCAGGAGCCGTACAGCGTCTTGCGGGCTTTCGCTCGCCGCGAGCATCTGAACTTCTCTGGGTTGCCGCCGTAGCCAGCCAACAAACTCAGGCGTCTGTACACGTTCTTGCCATCCGGGATGCCGAATCTCGACTGACATTTCGCTGCGCAGACGGGCGATCTCATCGTTGCTGACAGCGGGCTGCTGCTGCACTGTCTGCTGCGCCGCAAGGCGCTGCTCCAATGCACTCAGCCGCTCGTTGAGCGCCGATTCCATCGCGTCCGCGAACTCTGGGTAGTCGCGTTTCAGGGCGTCCATCTTCTCGGGGCTGGCTTGCGCTGCTCGGATCTCTCCGGCAGTGGGTGCGTCGCCGCCCTTTGCAGTGACCTGCGCTGCCACCTGTTGCTGCTGCTTCAGTTGACTGCCCAGACCACCAATGTGGCCCTCTGCATTTCGCAGACGTTGCGTGACTTGGCCAAGCATGGTCTCAAGTCCCGAGATCTTGTCCATAAGCATCTGCTCGCTCGACGGTGCTTCCTCGTCGCCGCCCTTAGGTGCATCGGCCAATGCGGCGGGTGCGGGGTCGGCGGGGTAAGCCTGAGCGGGCTGCTGCTCATGCGGATCTTCGTTGCTCTCGGAAGCTGGCTGCGCGCGGCCTGAATCCTCTGCCTCGAGTTGATCCCAGATCTTTTGTGCTTCGTCCTGTCGGTTGGTTTGTTCCTGTACGTTCATTTCGGTGGTCGTCTCTCTTTTGGTCATTGCTGACCGGGATCGCCGACGCTGGTGAGTTCATCAGGGTCGACTGCTGGACTCAGGCTGGCCTCATCGGCCAGGCTGAGAATCTTGTTCAGCTCACTGATCCCACCTCGGATCAGGGCTGTCTTTTCGGGGCCAAACGACGGGTTGTCGTTCAACTGTCGTAGCTCATCGACACGGTTTTCAATGAGCTGCGACAGTCGCTTCCACGTTGCGCTGCGGAAGTCTTCTGGTTTCAAGCGTTGTCTCCGGGAATAAAAAAAGGCACCCGGGTCAGGGGTGCCTTTGAAAGAGCTTCATGGTGGGACAGGCAACTGCAAAGCGCACTGACCCGAGGCGAATAATACCAGCATTGTGATAGTTGGTGCAAGATATTAAATGCCAGAGCCTTGACGAGCCTTGATCGCGGCCTCGGCATTGAAGATCTGACGTTCGTTGTCGATCTTCAAGGTCTCAAGCCGCTCCTTCGATGCAAGGCTTTGCGTTGCCAAGCGCTCGGTTTGGTCCAGCTTCAAGAGCGTGGTGTCGCGCTCAATCCCCGCCTCGGTCATCGCAATCTCGTACTCACCCTGCTCTCGCTGCTGGTTGTACTGGATCTGCTGCTGCTGCAGGCCACGAGCTTCTTTGTTGTCCTCAATCTTGGCCATGTCGACTTCAGCCTTGATCTGAGCAGCGGCAATGCGTGGGTCTTGCGGCCCGCCCTGCTCTGCCTGAGCTTCCATCTCTTGCTTGACCTGATCTTCGGGTTTGAGCAGCTCCTCCGGGTTGACCTTGAACGCCTTGAGGATTGCGGTCAGTTCGGCGCGCTCCTTCAGGTGAGGGATGTAGCGCGGGTTATTGGTGATGTTGGCCAGGTTCAGCAGGGCTTGGTTCTGAATGTCGCGCTCGATCAGGGCGGTGGAGCCGCGGGCGTCGATCTCAAAGTCGCCCTTGATCTTGACGTCAGGATCGTTCGCCATCTTCCAGTCGTAGTACCGGGCGATGTGGGGCTTGGTGACGTTGTCGTCGTAGAGCTTCACGCGCTGGCGCAGCACGGCGTTGGCGTTGTTGTAGAGCATGACCATGCCGCCGACGGTCTCGGGCGCGCTGCCCTTCTCGCCGCCCATGATCTGGGGCATGCTGGTCTCCATGTCGGCAAACGACATGGCCGCTTGAGCGATGGCCAGCAGCTCCTGCAGGTGGCTGTTGAACTCAAAGACGCTGAACGCCTGGCGCACGTCGTCGAGATCGTCCTTGGCTAGCCAGACCTTGTTGGGCGTGATCTCGTAGCTGTTGTTCTGCGGGATGACCATGCCCTTCTTCAAGACGATCTGGCCGCCCAGCGAGGTCTTGCCGTTGTCCATGACCTGCCGCCAAGCGCTGTTGACCACGCGCTGCTGGTGCTCCAGCTCGTCCGGCATGCCGTAGCCAAACGGGGAGTCGTCGGCCTTGCGCCAGTTCCAGACGTCCACGGGCAGGGTCTTGTCGACCACCCACGAGTCCATGGCACCGATGATCTTGTCGTTGACGATGACCAGTACGCCGAAGGTGACGTCGGTCAGCGGGTCGCCCTCGGTGCGGGACGACAGCAGTTCCATCTCCTCGGGCTCAATCTCACCGTGGTAGGTCCACATCTCGTAAGAATCCTCACGGACTTGGTCACGCAGGATGCGGCCCTCGGCCACGCGCACTCGAGTGGCGGGCAGGCGCAGCACCTCGCGGATCGCCTCGGCGTCGTAGCCGGGAAGGCCCACCAGGGCGCGCAGTTCCTTGCGGTTGACGTTGCGACGCAGGAAGAAGCCTCGACCGCGCTGGTGGTCGTTGCCGCAGGACGGGTCGAAGAACGTGTCCCAAGGGTCCCAGCGCATGCTGGCGGGCACGATCGACTCGTTGATCTGCAGCACCTGCGTGCCGTCGGGCTGTGGAATCCACACCTTGCTGGTCTGGCGGGCCGGGAACGGGCCGTACATGACCATGGTGCCCAGGCGCACGCCGTCCTCGACGCCCTTGCGGCTCTCGCCGTTGAAGTGGCACTCGGTTAGGCTGTCGTCGATGGAGCGCTCCATGCCCTCGGCAGCTTCCTTGGCCGCCTCCATGATGGCCTTGGCCTCTTGGTCGGCGGTGAGCCCGGTGGGCTGGCGGGTCTGCGGGTCAACGGTCTCGGCCTGGTTGCCGACCATGCCGGCCATCTCTGGCAGCGGCGTGGGCTTCAGGCCCCAGTTGCGGTCGTCCACTGGGAACAGGATCTCGCACATGCGGGCCACGGCCTGGTCGACCTTGGGGCGCACGATGTTGATGACCACCTTGGAGCGGTTGCCCTCGGTCATCTTGCGGGCGGGCGGGCCGTTGCGCAGGGTGTTCTCAAACTCGCCGGTCGAGTTGTTGTGCTCGCCGAAGTAGAGCTGCGCATTCTTGCGCCAGCGCTTCTCGACGTCGCCAGTTGCACGGTGCTGAACCCAGTCGTCCCGCATCTTGACGAACACGCCGTAGAGTTTCTCGACCTCCTGCTTGGTGCGCTGGTCGTACTGCTCTTGGGTCATGACGTCGTCGCCGACCATCATGGCGATGTCTGGGGGAAAGTCGTTTGGGTTCATGGTTTTTCTCTCAGTAGCCGGTAACGGAATCTAGGGCCTCCCAGGCCGCCGACTGGTGCACCGGCACCTGCCAGTCATCCAGCTTCTTGGGTGGGACAGCGAAAGTCAGCGCCAGCGAGTCCGCCCGGTCGGGTGACTTGATGCCGCGCTTCTTGGCGTCTTGCTTGCTCTCGAGCAGCAAGTCCCCGCCCTTGTAGCCGTACTGCAATGCGGTCAGGTCGGTGACCAGGTCGGGGTCGTTGGGGATGGATGCACCGGCCTTGAGCCACTCGCGCAGGTCGCGCCACATCTTTGCCCGCAGGTTGTAGTTCTGGCCGTCGCCCATGCGCAGCGCGCTGTTGACGTCCACCACCATGTCGCCGAAGTCGCGGCGCAGGATGTCGGCCACACCGGAGCCGATGCCGATGGTGTCGACCGCGATCTGGGCCACGTCGCCATTCATGGCGCGGATCTCGTCCTTGGCCCGGCCAGCAACGTCCACAACGTCCATGCCGGAGAACACGATCTGGCGCAGGCACACGCGGCCTTGGCGGAACGTGAAGCAGGTCTTGTCGTCGCCGAATCGGGCCACGTCGATGCCCATCAGCACCGGGCCGTAGGCCATGATGTCGGCCGCACCCTTGCGGGCTGCAGCCTGGGCCAGTTCGCCAGGGATGAATGCGTTGGCCACCGAGGCGGTGTAGCTGCGGTCGACTTCCTGCGCCAGCACGACGGGGTCTAGCGTGGCCTTCTGCTTCTCGTACCAAGCCTCGTCCTTGCGGGGATCGTCGCGCCAGTCGAAGACGAACTTCTTGGTGCGGCCGTCGTGCGCCCGGCGGTAGAACGGATTGCCCGCGCCGTTGGGCGTGGACACGTAGATCCGGCAGTTGGATGTCTGAGACAGCGCAGCGTCGGCTGCGTCTGGGTGCTCGAGGAACGCGGCCTCGTCCACGAAGTAGATCGATGTGCGGTTGCCTCGGCCAATGTTGTCACCGGCTTCGCCAGTGATGAAGGACCCGTTCTCGGGGTTCTGGATCTTCATGAACGGGGCGTGCTTGCTCGGGTCCCAGCCACCTGGCTGGAACTCAGCGGGCAGCAGGTTGATGAACTCGCGCACCTTCCAGAACAGGCTGGCCGGGTTGCCGATCTGGTCGACGTAGCTCTCCTTGCGGGAGCCAAAGCCCACCACAGTGCCGGTCTTGAAGAGCATCATCCAGGCGGCGAAGGCCACGCACAGCCAGGACACGCCAGCGTCTCGGCTCTTCTCGACGATGCCGTCCTCGCGGGCCAGCCAGCGGGCCAGGCACCAGTCGATGAACTCGCGCTGCTTGGGGAAGAGCACGAACGGCACAACGGTGCGCAGGCCCTTCTCGGCCAGGCGGGGATCGAACGTCATGCCCCAGTCAGAGATGAAGTCTGCCGGGTGCCCGGCGTAGTAGTCGATCAGACGGGCGACGATCTCTGGCTGTGCGCGCATGCGCTCGAGGCGCTCCACGCGGGTCTGGAACACCTTCTCGTAATCGGGATTGATCCAGTTAAAGTCTTGCATCACTCGCCCTTGATCAGGCGCTCGTAGGCCTGCTCAGCCGTCAGCGACAAGTCAGCCTTGATCTCAATGGCCTTGCCGTTTGCACCGGTGTGCTCGACTTTGGACTTGTCGCCGTAGGCTGCGGCGTTGAGCTTCGCGGCCACCTTCAGGTTGACGTCGATGGCTGCGCGCAGGCCTGCGGCATCGCCAATCGCTGCTGCCTTGCGGCCGTAGTCGAGGGCGGCGTCCACCAGGTTGTGCGAGCGCAGGATGGCCAGCATGGAGTACTGCTCAGCGGTCTCCTCGCTGTCGCACAGGATCTGGCGCAGCTTCCAGCCAGCGATGGCAAACGGCAGGCTGTCGGCGATCTCTTGGAAGGACTCGCCCCAGACGTAGCGGTCGAACACCTCCTCAGCAACCTCAAGCACTTGGGCCTTGAGCTTCGCCGCCTCGGCGCGCTTAGGATCAAGGTGCAGTGCGGTGCCTGGTGGCTTGCGCTTCTGGTCTTTGGGGGTGTCTGCCATGGTGATTTGGAGGAGGCCCACGGCATCTCACCTCCCTGGGAGACGATCAGCTCGGCAAGCGCCGGGGCCAAAAAAGAAAAGGCCCGCACAGGGCGGGCCGGGTTTTTGGGGCGTACTGCCCCGGGCGCTACTTTACAGCATTGTGAACTAATCGTCCAGAGTCTGCGGTAAACGGGTCAGGCCCTGCCTTGTGCAGACGGTCAAAAACCGCACGGCAGCCTCCATCACTTCTCGGTCGGACTGCATGCCCCATTCCTTGCTCAGGTACAGGAAGCACGCGGCGATCTCAGGCGTCAGGTGGGTGTTGATCGTGCGTCCGCCATGCTTGAGGCGGTATTTGCGCTGGCGCTCGGCGTGCGTCATAGCGTCCTGCTTGCGGGACCGGAAGCCCTTTTTGCGGGTCAGGTCCTCGGGCTTGATGTGGTCAATGGCGCTCATAGCCCGAGCCTCGCGGATTCGTGGATCATTGACCCGGCCCAGATCGCCAGCATGATAGTCACGGCCAGGACCAAGCTGTTGATGGATGGTTTTAGATCCCGGCGCTCTTCCCGGTCCAGGCGCTCTTTGGCCTCGCGGATGCGCTTGATGCGTACCGGGCAGTCGCGCCCCTGTCGACAGTGTTTGTTGCAGCAGCAGTTCATTGTTTCACTCGATCTTTGTAACGGTTGAATCTCCATGATGTGGCCTCGCGCTCAACGCGCTGCCAGACCAACTCGCGCTCCTCTTCGCTCATGCCGCTCCATTGGGCCACTTCAAGGTAAGTCCGGCCACAGCCCTTGCAGACTTCGTCGTATAGCGTTGTGCACACGGCGATACAGGGGCTGTCTGGCCGTGTCACGCGGTGGCCTCTTTGGTTGTGGCCACCAGCACCAGAGCGCGCTCCATCTCCTGCACAGTGCATTCCTCGAGCTGCTGAGTGTGGATTGCCATGCCAGCTTTGATGAGCTGCATCTCGGGGCCCGTGAACAGGAATCGGCCGGTGCGCTCGCCGCGTTCGTGCGCGGCGTAGGCTGCGTCCTTGGCCGCCTTAAGCTCTGGCAGCCAATCAAAGCCCAGCTTTGGGTTGATGCGCGGCAGGCACACGGCCATGGCAAAGGCCTCGCGCATGGTGTGCGAGTGATCGCCCGTGCCGTGGCCCAGGATGATTGCATCCATGGCTGCGACGTTGGCCAGCTTGAGATGGACCCCGGCTTTTGGCACGCTGCCCACAGGTTTGAATCCGGCCTTGATCCAGCTCATGTTGTCCAAGCGCACACCCTTGGGTTTGTAGCTGCTCTTCTTACGCATTGTGATTCTCCCTGGGCGTGCAGGTGTGGATGCCCTGGTCATCGGGCTTGATGCGCAGCACCTTGCCGCATCTCTCGCAGCGCACCTCTTTGCCGAAGATGGCCTCCCACTGCGAGCTGAAGTCTTGCTTCGGCACACTGAATGGGCGTGCCGATGATCCCTTGCCGCCGTCGCTCATAAGCCCACCTGCTTGAGTGCTGATTGAAGACCTGCAAGGCCACCGACGCGCTGACCTTCGATGAAGATCTGCGGAAGCTGCCGGGCCTCTGGCCAGGTGTTGATGAGCTGATCCATGAACTCAGGATTGCCAACGTCGCGCTCTTCAAACGCAAGGCCTTTGCTCTTGAGCAGTTGCTTTGCCGTCACGCAGTTGGGGCACGCGTCCTTGGTGTAGATGACGATGATCATGCGGCGTCTCCGAAGAATGCGTGCATGGTGATGGGTGCTGCTGTCCGCAACACATCAAGAACCTGCTGCGCAATTAGTCGATGCTCCTTTTGCGTTGACTCGTGCAGCCTCTGCTTGAGATAGAAGATCCATGATCGCATCGTGCCGTTGAAGTACAAACGGCTAGGAGTCATGCCTTCAGGCAAAACAATACGGGCCACCTCTTTCGCTCCGCCATTGGATAGGCACCACTCATAGGCAGCCTCAACTGCGGCAATGACAGCAGCTTGCTTGCGTTGCCACTCGGTGTGACGCCAGTCATCGGCAGGCACCTCAACAGACAGTTGTCTGTTCTTTGGGTGTTGCTCACGAAACTCACGGAAGATAAAGTCATCCAGTTTGTCAACGGTCTGGTAACGCTGCGAAAACTCCTGCGGCTTGATTGAGCTGTGACGCAGTGCTTGTCGTCCAATATCCCGGGCTGTATTTATCTCAACGCAGACGTTTGCCATGTCAAACGGGGAGACGTGCCCTTCTTCCATGCAGTAGTAAAGCAGCCGGATGTTCTCGCTGTCTTGACCTTCCGGGTTTGAGACCCGCGCCATGAACATGATTTGCTTGTCGATGTCGGGCGTTGCCCATTGGATTTTTACTTGGTTCATGTGTTCTTCTCCTTGAGTTTGGCTTTAATAGCCGCAACGCAAGCGTTCCAGCCATTGGCAAACTCGTAACTTGGTGCTGTACTGACTTTCATGGTGTCAGGAACGGCCCATTGCCGCTGTGTTGCGGGTTGGGTGGTGTAGAGGGGTGTCGTATGGAAATGTCCTGGTGTCCAACTTAGTCCGGCATCGTTGTCCACAGCACGGGTTCCCATGTCAGCCCAAGCGGCAGGCTCTAAAGGTGCTTTGATAACCTGATCCTCGTATGCGGCTCCACACATTGCACAACCGCCAACGCCATCCTGCACGGGTGCTGCGACCATTTTCGTGGCGTCAGGAATATGGTCAGGTGCTGGCTGTGCTGCGGGCGGATTGGCAAGCATTGTGCGAAGCTCTTGCTTGGCTTCCTCCGCTTGATCGTACGCGCTACCGTCATCAAATCTTCCGCCAACCAGTGACCATGTAGATGCAAAAACTTGCGCCTGACTCATAACAGCATTCACCCAATCCACCCACGCCACAGGCTCCTGCACAGGTGCTGCGGGTGGGGTGGTGTAGAGGCGGCGTTCCAATTCGTGCCATGCGTGTTCACGGTTGCGGTGCTGGCTACGCTCGGTATTGCACTCCACGACGATTCCTGTTGGCTTGTGAGTTAGGCGTACACCGTTTTGAAGCCTGAGCATGAATCCACCTTGTTGATCCGAGTAGGTTTCAACAATCACATCTTCGGGCTTCAGCTTTGTCGGCTCCTGCACAGGTGCTGGCTCCTGCTTCTCTGCTTGCTCGATGGCGGTGCGGAGGGAGGTGATGGCTGCGCTGGCTTTTTGCATTGCTTCATTCCCATCATCTGTATGCCAGTCGCAAGTCGCATAAACGAGTTCCAACGCCTCCAGCGCCTGCTTCATCGCGTTCAGTTGTGTGGTCATAGACCCATCTCCCTTCTGATCTGCCTTACGCGCTCATCGGTGCATCCCACCTCGTGCGCAATGGCTGTTGGTTTGACTTTCTCGCGCAGCAG